ATATATTTGCAATAAATCAAATCAAAAAGTTTTTCTTTAATCATCTTTTTATTTGGTCCATATCCAGAAGCAAGAACTCCAATAGGTCCTTCTACCTCAAAATAAACTTTTCGAGGAGAATGAGATATAGTTTTTGCTCTTCCAATAAGAGGTCTTGAAATAATATTAAAACCATTACTAATTTTACTTATATTATCTTTAATTTTCTCATTGATATCAATATGAACAAATGCAGTTTCATTAATTTTAATATCATAAACTTCATTACACTGAATTTCTTTTGGTCGTGTAATGGGTTTATCTTCATTCTGTAATGTTCCAACAAATGAAGCATTAAATATTGGTGGAGTATTTCCAAGATTAAACCAATATAATGATACTGTAGATGAATTAGTATTTGTGGCACTAAGATTATAAGTTCCTGGTTGTATAGGTCCATTTGAATAAGCATAATTTGATGTATCTGGACATATTAAACCACCAATTTGTGGTCCAGGTGCAATAACAGTATTACCACCTGTCATAAAGACATCATCTGGATCAGTAGTTCCTCCTAAAAAGACAGGACTAATAGAGGAAAAACCACTTTGAATTGATTTCATGAAGAAATATGTTGGTTCTCCAACCGTTAGAGTTCCTAAGAGACCTGGAAAATTTGCAGGACTCCACATATCTATTTCTCCAACTGTAACAGTTGAAGCTGAAACAGGAATAGGATTATACATCTCAAAGTTATACGGTGCAAAATATGCATTAATAACCAAAGGATTTTCTGTAGTATCAGTTGTCAACAAATTAGTAACATTCTTAATAACAAGATTACCAAATACAGTAGATAAATCAGTATCTAATTTCTCAACATAATGTTCTGAAGCCCAAGGCATCAATACAAAAATTTCATTATCAACAGAAGGTTTCCAAAGAAAACCAACTTCTGATAGATGTTGAGCAGTATTTGCTGCGTTACTACTGAATGATCTTGAAACCCAAAATTGTTGTGCTTGAACCAAAGCTGGTTTACACATCAATTTCACTATAATATGACCATTGAAATACTCACAAAATTTTAGTTGCTCTTTTGTTCTTGAATTTAGGACAGGAGGACTAACTAATATAGTATCTCCAATATCTGTAGAAGAAAATATCCTATCACTATAAACATGTCCAATTTCTGGCATCTTATAATGTAACAAATAATCTTGTACAATATTTAAATCAATATCCTTATCAAGTAAACAAATTACTTTTTGATTTCCATCAGGAGTATAAAGATTCTTAACAATTTTATCATTAGATAAACCAATGGGAATTGAAGAATCAATTGCTTGATTAGCATCCCCAGACTCAATGTTATTATAGAGTTGAGGATAAAGTTTACGCATCGGTTGATCAACTGGAAGTTGATTAACAGATGTATCAGTTGTATCGTGGTACTTAGTACCTGGCATAGTCTTAATACGATCAGACATATTGCTTTTCTGCCTTAACCGCGATTAGCCTAAGCATTTTGTATAGTATTAATAACTTCATTGAGATAATCTGAATAAACAGGTCTCAAATTACGAAGTCTTTCATACTGTACCAAAGAGCTATTACGGATACCTTTTCGCAACTTATTCGAAAACCAAGCAAAATATTCTCCACCATGAAGAGCAACTTCAAGAAGAGTATTTTCAATCATTTCATAATGAGTATCAAAATCATTTTCAGCAATGTTAGTGTAATTGAATCTCATTTCAATACTTTGTTTTTCGATAGGAGCAAAGATTATAGCTTCAGTAAAATTCTTAAAACCACGTTTAAGAAAACGAAGATCCTTAATTTTCTTATTTGCTCCATCTTTTGATTTTGCAGCATCAGTGTAATCTTGTTCAAGCTCATTGTTCATGATTTCAGCAACACTAGCAAAATCAAAATTCCATTCTGGTACTGTAGTAAATACAACATCATCACCAAAAGTGATGATGGCTACTTTTTCCATAAAGATTCCAAGACTTTTCTTTCCTGTGATCTTAATGAAACAATACCAGTGATAGATGAAGTTAACCATACAATTCATGATAGTAGTGAAATTACTTCCACTAGGATTTCCATGTTTATCAGCATAAACAGTTCTTCCACTAACAGAAATTGTACGAATATTTTCATCTATAAGTACATCAATAAGATTTCCAATTTCTTTAATTGTTTTCTCATCATATTCTTGATCAATATAAGATTGGATAATAGTATTCCTGATAATACGACCAGCTAAAGCCATAACTTCAGGTCTTTCATTTTTATCAAACCTTCCAAAGTCAGCATCACAACCTTCATCATTCTTTTTCCTCAAAAAGAAGTAAAGGTCAGACCATTGAGCACTAATAGGATTAATTCCGACTGCATGGAACATAGAAAACATTTTCTTAGTCCATTCAGTTTTGAATTTTCCCATCCACTTCTTCATCAAATAAACCTTATCAAAAGGATAAGTTTTAAAGAGACGTGGCTTATCTTGTTTCTCAATGGGACGCTGTTCATCTTTAATACAATCTTTACAGATACTAAGAGTCCTTATATTCTTAAAACCTAAATCTTCAGTTCTCTTAATAATATTAAAGAATTCTTGCACTTCTGGTTTGGTATGATCAAATTCAAATTGTTCTCCAATCTTATTTACAATTCTCTTAGTATAATAACCTTTCTTGTGAGCTTTACCATCTTGAGTATGAGCCCAGTATATTCCTGCAGATGTTCTCATATCAAGAGCATGGGAATCTACATCAAGAGGATTACCATTAAGAATTTCGTAATCATTTTGTTGAGTGAGATCCATTCCTTCAAACTCTTCAAGATAATAATCAGTTAACTGAGTTTCAATATTATCGAGAATATCTTGATCCATTTTATTCTTGAATACCTTACCAAATTTACTTGTTTCAGTTACAAGTATGGAAGGTTTCCCAGCATTATTCAATTCGAGTTTATCAGGATCAACAATTGTTGCTTCAGTAATATGTGCAGGTCCAGTGAGGACTTCAAAAGTTGAATAAAGAGGATGTTGAATTAATGCACTAGCACCAGCAGGTCTAGCAAAATATTCTAATTCACCAACATATTCAAAATCACCTTTTGGCATATTCTCACTTTCTTCCACAGTATATTTAATTTGATCAAGAACATCAACTACAGGATATTGTGTGAATTCCTGTTCTATTATATGATAATCTTCTTCATTAGCTTCTTCAGTATAAGTAAGGTTTTCAAGAAGTTCACTTGTTAAAACAGTACTCCATGCTTTTAATCCATTTCCAACAATATGGAATCCAAGGAATTTCTTAGTAGCACAAGAATTATATAGAACAAGAGCTCCACCACAATCTCCATTCGTAGTTACTGGAGAAAGATGACAAAGGGATACTTCATTTACATATTCATATTCCTTAATTTCATTCTTATTCTTTAGTTTAATATGTTTCTTTTCAACAAGATCAGTATTAACCAATTGAATAAATCCAGAATGTGGCAGATTTAGAATAGCAACTTGTCTTTTTCTCATTACATCAATATATTGAGCTTCTGACATACAATGCTTTGCAACAACAGTTGAAAAAGCAGGACAAGTTTTATCTGTAATTCTAAATACTGCAACATCTCGTTTATCATTTTTAGCTAAGAATTCCATACTATATTGAACTTCTTTGTACCAAAAACTATAAACTGCTTCTGGTTCACTACTCAAGTGAATGTGACTAGGACAAATGATGAATTTCTTATATCCAAATCCATAAAGTGAAGAAGATGAATGTTTTGAATTACGTTCAACAAAAACAGAAACTTTATTAAGAGAATTTAAACAATTATATGCTCCTTCATCACGAACTTCTTCAGAACCATCGACAATATTTGTCTTCACCTTTTGGTTCTTCTTATTAGAACCTGGAAAATGACCATTAAAATCATATTCTTCAGTTCCTCTAAGGTGTGGTGGAATATATTTGTTAGAATTAACCGACTTCTTACGTCTTTGCCAGTAATCATGTTTTCCATTCTCTACACCAGATTTTACAGATTCATTGTCTTCCTGTACAAAAAGTTTCTTCTTCTTTTGTCTAAAAGTAGGATCAGAATCTTCCTGTACAAAGATTTTCTTTTTCTGTTGTCTCCATGTAGGATCAGAATCTTCTTGAACAAACACCTTCTTCTTCTTTTGTCTCCATGTTGGATCTGAATCTTCTTGAACAAAGATTTTCTTCTTTTTCTGTCTCCAAGTAGGATCAGAATCTTCTTCCTCAAGTTTTTCAAATACAACTTTGTTATCTTCAATATAGAAACCACAGTGATTTATAATGAATTTGTTTAACTTAATTGCATTTTCATCCATTGTATAATCATGAGAACAACCATTACAAGTTTTATTCTTACAAGCTTGACAAATTTCTCCCAAAGCATGAGGTAAAATTTCATCAAAAGTTAAACAAATTTCATCATGTGCATTCTTTCCAAACA